AGGAGATTCCGTTTACTGAGGGCGAAGAGCAGCCACAGCAGTTAGAGGATTTCGAAACCGAGTTTAGTCTGGCGACGTCGACAAGAATGGTCGGTCGGACGGAGTTGAAGGCCTTCTTGCAGGAGGAGGAGTCTTCAGAGAGTGAGGCGAGCGCTGCATGCGCGGCCTCGGATGATGAGCATAGGGAGATGCCCATGTCCCAAGATCCAGAGCGTTTGACGTATACTAGGTCGGAGTTCGCAAACGGTGAAAACCTTGTCGACTCCACGAATGTTATGACCGCATTCAAGTCCTTCATTCCCCGTGAGTTGGTGCAATCTCGGTGTGTGGCAGGGGGTGGCAACCCCAGCCTATTTTATACCACCAAGAATCAAGACTGCGCGTATGCCAACGTAAGGTGCCTCTTATGTGGAAAACTTCAGCACAATTTTGTAAATGCTCGTGCGTGGAGATCGTTGGATGCGAGTTATATCGCTAGTTCCCGCTGTCCGGAGTGCGGGGTGGTTGGGGCTCCTGTAACCCCCGGCGCATGGCCCCTGCTGGATATTATGAAGCATTGTACTTTCGCCCAAGAGCATTTGGAAGCAGCAGGCTTCCATAGGGTAATGGAAAAGTATGAGGCTTTGGCCACAGCCTCCGAAGATGAGGAGCTAACTCCAGTCCACTCGTGGGCGGTCTCAATGTACGCAAACTTTAAAGCTAGTTGTGAGGACACAGGCCGAAAGTTTGAGATCGCTTTTGATAAGTTGAAGAGTGGTTTGGCGAAAGCTACAGATGCCGGAGCCACAGATGAGGAGATAAAGTCCGCAGTTGAAGACGATATCATTGCCTCTAAGGATGCAGAACCCAATTATGTTATGATTCCAAGGATAGGAGCCGAGATGAAGGCCAAGTTGGTGGCAGCAGCCATATCCACGGTGACAAGCGTGGGGTTGATTAAGGCCCAGGTTGCTATAGGTGATGCGTTCAAGAATGTGGAAGAGGCTCTCCAGCGAGTGAGGGCCTATATAGAGTCTCACCCCGGTGAGTTTGCTATGAGATTGGTGAGTGGTTTGGCGGCCTTAGGTACCCTGGTGGGCACTTGCATAATTATGCACCGGGAGTTGGCTGCCAATAAGGAGGCCACGGCTTGGGATTATTTAACAACCTTTGTCACATTCATGTCGGCTTCGACCACGGTGTTAACAGGGTTGGGGGTCATGGTTGGGTCGATGGATAGAGGGATTTTGAGGTGGTGCACAGATGCCTTGAGGTCCGCGAGCCAGCTGAGCAGCTCAAAATACGATGGCTCAGAGTTGGGTCTTGAAGTAGATGGCTTGGTGGCGAAGTACCAGGCCAAGGTCGATCAGATAACTGGTGAGATAGGCACCACGACAGTTATATCCACCCTGCGAAGGCTACGATCTGAGTTGGTGGAATCGAAAGTGCAATTAGCAGATATTTCGGCCAAGAGAGCCGGATTTGTAGCGATGGCTGACGGGTCGGCTACATTGTCCCAGAAGTTGTCTTGTTACATGTATTGTATGAAGGGCCTGATAAGCCAGTTGACGTGGCAACACGCTGTTTTTGGAGGGGTGTTTGTCGCAGCAACAGCAGCGATGTTTTTTTGTGTCGGGTATGCGGTCTCCAACACGAATTTGGCTAAGATCGCAGAGTGCATACACTTGGGTGATTGTAAGAAGCCGACATCGGCAGATCATTTGTGTAATGCAACGTGCGGGCATAATTGCGTTCATTTTGCTGGGTGTAAGCCGTCCATCCAAGAGGTGAAGAAGCCGGATTTTGAGTTCGATCATGCGGTCATGATTGAGACAATAGCTGAGAGAACAGTGTTCCCAGACTACCGTGTTCGAAATTTGGCACGCCAGGCTCTGGCGTCCCTGGAGTCACTTCAGGTTGAGGTGGCCGATTTCGCACAGTGGAAGCTGGTGGGCCATGCAGCGAAGTTACGAGATTGCCTATTGCCGGATGTGGAGAGGCTGGTAGAGGCAGAGTCATCCCTGTTGTATGTGGATGTGTCCATCCAAGAGGGGAAGGCCAGGCATGCAAAATTGACGTCAGGAGGGCGTGCAGCCTTGCGGAGGGCACAAGGCGGAATCGGCTGGGAGAGAAACGCAGGTGATCAAGAGTACAAGCGCGAGAAAGGAAAGAGGCGCCAGGATGAGGAAGATCGCGACCGTTATGTTGCAGATTTTAAAAGGTCTGAGAAGATGGCGGATGATTATGCCTACTTATCCCCCGAGCAGTATGGGAAGCGGGAGGATGATTATTTCGTGATAACCTCGAATGGTCAGTATAAGTATAATGCTGACGTGGGGGAGAAGATCATGAAGTATCGGAACAATATAGCAGATGAAATAAATGAGTTGGAGGATAGGCTCTTTGATATTAAGGCAAATGGAAGCCAAAGCAATGAGCACGTGTATAAGGAGTTTTTGGATGTAAATGCTAGGCTGGCACGGCTTCATGATAAGTTTGCTGATGCCTATAATGCTGTCGGGAATGCGACAGCTTATAAAGAGTGCACCCCAGAGGGGTTGGTACAACCAGCGGCGCGGCCCCGGAGGTACAAGAAGCCAGGTGGGGGCGAGCCGGCGACAGTTGTGCCACCAAGGACTATACTTGCAAACCCGGCGAGGGATGAGAAAAAGCCAGTGGTTGAGCAACCGGCAACGCCAGTGCGTGCGGCAGGTTGTCCTCATTGTCCTAGTGACCCTGGCCACAAGTATTATGTTTGCTTCGCGTGTAGGAAGCAACATTGCCATAAAGAGCAGTGTGATGGTGTTCCCAATGTTCGCCGTGACTGCCCGGATTGTGGTAAGGAGCACTTTGTTAATGTGTGCAGGCGTTGCAAGAAACGTCATTGTAGGGGTATCCTCTGCAATGTTGCAAAAGGTGTGGCGATGAATGTTAAGGCACCAGCCAAAGAGGCTGTGACAGCGAACAAGCTGATACCAGCACCTGGTGATCCTCGCCATGTGTGTATTCATACCCCGACAAGTGGACCAGATTTGATATCATCCGCTTGGAAGGCGAAGTATAAGGGCAACACGTACTTGTGTTGTGCAGCACATCAGTTGACACCCTCATCAACAATACAGCATGGGGGCAAAATATTCACCTTGCATTCCGATGCGGCGAAGACAACGCCGTTCGATGACAAAGAGATCTTGTTAGTCGAGTGGAAGTTTAAAGGTGAAGCGCCGCGTGTGGCCTTCTACCCAATTTGTGAGGATTATTCAGCGGTGAAAGATGTGCCGGTGGCTTTTTTTGGCTACTCACCGGAGCTGCAGACATTCGCGTTCCAGGCATCAGGGACAGTGAAATATGAGAGGACAAGGCTTTATCATAGCTTGTCGACAGTTAATGGATCCTGTGGTTCGGGGTTCTTGGCACAAGTGAATAGCCAACAGGTTTTGATTGGGATTCACGGAGGGACAGAAGGGATGGGCGCGAGGCCGAATTACGCACATACCTTCATACAATCCAATTTAAAATGGTAGAGGGTGGTGAGATTCCCCCCGAAAATCCAGAGCATCTACTCTGGGGAACATTGACTAAGGCAGAGGAGAAGTACCAACATATGGAAACAGTTGGTCGCCTATCAGCCATAAGTCCCTGCTCGAAAGTTTGCGTCCCAGTCCGTTGGCGGGAATCGAACCTGGAGGCAGTGCCCCAGTCTATTATAGATCGATTGGATAGCCTGGCAGGCCCGTACTATAGGGTTGTCGGGACCAACGATAGTGTGTATAGGTCGATCGGGCTTTGTGATCGGCCAGCCCCCAATTGCAGGACAGATGAGATGAAAGAGATCGTGAGATTGATCACCCATCGAATGTCCAGTATATGGCGGGGTTTAAGATTGCCTTCCTCCGAAGAGGTTTATGACAGCCTGAACCTGGACACAAGCCCCGGCCAACCGTGGCTACGGGTCGGTGCCCGGAAGAAGAAGGATTTTTTCTTGAAGCATACTTGGTCGCTGAGGTCTCCGTGGCTATGGTCCAAGCCTTTATGGAAAGTAGTACCGAAAACAGAATGGTACAAGGAGTGTAAGATATTGGCCGGAAAGGTGAGGACCATTATAATTCCTCCAGCCCACTTCCTGTGGTGGCAGAAAATGTGCTATTTGCTCCAGAATGAGTCTTTGAAGGGGTTCTTCTGGTCGGCCTACGGCTTTAATCCTTACAAAGGGGGAACAGATCGAATGGCCAGGAAGATCAACCGGCACCGGATAAAAATATCCTATGATGTGCGGGGGTGGGATAGGGTACTCCCGATTTTGGATGAGGTGTATGCTATGAGGAATTCTTTCTTGGAGATCCCACCAGAGATATTGTCATGGGTGACAGAGCACACACTGCGAGGCCATTTGCTCATGCCGGATGGTTTGGTGATCAAGAGGCACCAAGGCAATAATTCAGGGTCAGGAAATACCACACCCGACAACATATTGGGCCACTTCATAATATTGGCACATGCGTTGAGGAATGTCGGCGTCATGATCGATGAGGCGGTGGCCAATCTATTTGGGGATGACAATATTTTATCTTTTGACTCAGCCTTGTCATTTGAGGAGATAGAGTCGTCTTTTCGAGCAACCTTCTCTTTTTATGGGATGGAACTTGATCCGTTCGTAATATCGGAGGACTTGGCCGATCACGCTTTTTTGGGGTTCACCTTTACAAGGTACAAGTCATACTGGGTGCCGAGGTACGACGAGGGCAGGATATTGGCGTCCTTGTTATATACCATTAACAAGAAGAGTATGGATCGAGATATGGTCTCGAAAACCTGGACTTTGACCGTCATGTTGGCGGGGGGAGACCGGGGAGTTTTTGATGATGCAAGTGCGTTGTGCTCAGCAGTCTTGGCCACCTTTCACAATGCGACAGATCCAGTGATCATGTCGTTTGTGGAAGTAGGGGTGCCGGACTTTGAGACGTGCATGTCTTTTCTCCTAGGTCGGGAGTGCCGATCTACAAAGTTATCAGAGTTATTTGGGAGGGTGGGCCATGATACCCAGTTATGGATGGAACAAAATGAATAGTGAGGAAATCACAGTGGAGGCATCCGAGAAGAAGATGCACACGTTAGCGCGAAGAGCGCATATAACGCCAGCGGGGGAGGCGTGGTTGACAGCGGTCTTAGACCCGTGTCATGATAACCCCATAGAGAATTTGATAGGGATGCCCGATATGGAATCGGCACCGAGTGTGGTGCGGGTCATAAAGGAGAGTGTCCAGATATCCCAGCCGTTTGGGATAACCTACACAGGGAATTGGGACCTCCACGTGTTTAACCAACCGTTCCAGACCCAGTTGCTGTTTGACCGGGTGACACGGACGAACACCCATCAGACAGCGTCAGTTACCCCCAACTTGTTGATAGGGGGCATACAATACAATACCGCGAAGGCGGGCCAGCCATGGTCCTATGATGGAGTGGCAGGCACGACGTCGAATTCGATCTTTTTGGATCCGATATACACGATAGGCTCGTCTAGGATAATAGGGATGGGCATGGAGATAGTGAACACGACGGCCCCGTTGTATGATCAAGGGCTGTTGACAGTTTACCGCCAAAAGAATTGCCTGGGGGAGGCAGCTCTTTATACCCGACCAACATTGGGTCAGGATTTCATGGGAACACCCGTTCGAGGGGCCCCAGCAGATATAGCAGCAGCAATGCTGTTACCAGGCACGAAGCAATGGCGTGCAGGTCAAGGTGCTTACATGACAATAACCGTGGATGTAGAGGAATCCCGTCCTCGTACCGTGGCATATTGTATGCCTGTGTTGCACTTTGACAACCAGGATGATAGGGAAGGCGGGAATGTGTCGCCAAATACCTCAGACGTTTATTTTCCGACGTCATTGGGGGGAGTAAATTCCTATTACTCTGCAGTTCGCAACCACCCAATAGATATAAGTGGTTGTTTTTTGACAGGGTTGGCAAACTCAGCCACAGTCACGGTTAATGTGATATGGTATTTAGAGGCCTTCCCATCCAGAGCTGAGGCTGATATAGTGGTCTTGGCGCATCCCTCAGCGCCACAAGACCAGATAGCCCTGGAGTTGTATTCAGAGGCATCCGGCAAGTTACCAGCCGGGGTGCCATTTAGTGAGAACCCAGGAGGAGAGTGGTTTAGTGAGGTCGTAGACCTATTGGTAGACGCCGCCCCAACAGTTGTTGCAGCTTTGGGGGGTCCGGCGTTGGGGGCGGCGGCAGGTATGGCAGCCGGAGCTGTGAAGCAGTTCCGGAAGAAGAAGCCGCCACCCCCACCAGCAAAACAGGCGCAGGAGGAAATGGCGCCAGCCCCGAGAGTGGTTGGTGTCCCTGTACCTAGGCAGAGGCCTCGAAAGAAGCCCCAGCCGAAAGTTCGAAAACCCGTAAAAAGGTGAGCGTTGGGGTGGGAGACCCAACATTTCTTAACCTTGTTCTAGATATTAGTAACCAGG